CTTAAACTTCCAATACCAAAAGACGCTGGAGCAGCAAATGGTACAAAAGCTGCAGCATAAGGTAAAAACGGTTTAATCTCATTCGGTACAACTTTATCAAGTACCTTTGCTACCGGTTTAGTTATCTTTTTGAAAGCTCGTTTTATCTTCTTAAATGGCATAATTGTTAATTTTACTTGTTTTTCCTACTTCCGTCAATCGCTGATATTTGTAGCCGTTCCTAGAGGAATCTGTTCTACTGTTACATGAACATCTCTTCTAATATGGCCTGCTTCTGTAGATGTGTTAGGATCTTGAACATCCTGCATCGCTTCAGCATCAGAGTTATACTCTTTACCAGTAACTGTGTTTGTTAATGTTACTTCTGTTTTAGGTGTAATAACTGGCACTCTTTTACCATCTATTATCTCATACCTTACAGAAGCTTCTGTTTCTACAAATGACATTATCTGTCCTCCCTATTTAGTTCTAATATTGATGCTACAACATGTAGACGATTAGCATCTGCTGCGGTAGCTGTTAATACTTCACTTTCTTGTAATATTAATGGTTCACTTAATAATTGTTCTGTTGCGTGGCCAGCTACAGTTTTTACATCAAACAATACAAATACATTACTAGATGCATCTGTTATTGTTAGTGTGATTGTACTTCCGTTATTACTATCATCACAAACTAAAATTGATTTTACAATAGCTCTTGAATCAGAAGGCACACTATATAAAGTTGTAGCATCTGTAGTTGTTAAATCTAGTTTTGCGTTTTTATATATATTTGCCATTAGCCTAATCCTAACCAAGTAAATCGTTCTTGGTCCTCTTTAAGTTGTCTTAAATATGTAGAATTTAATTGTTCTACAACAGAAGACAAAGCTCTGTTAATTTGTCTTTGGTTATCTTCTGTATATTCTCTTTTTGGTTCTGGTAATCTTACTACTATCTTTGCCATTATCTTCTACCATCTGGTTGTAGATCAACTTGAAACGTACCAAATCTCCACGATTCACCAGATCCTGTGTTTTCTATTTTTATACTAGCGTATCTTCCTCTTGCTCTTGTATCTACTTTATTCGTAGATGCATTAATTGTAAAGGGACTTAATGTTGAATCAGATAAAGATTCAGCAGGAAAATCAGTAATTCCTATTGTGACTTGATTGTTTCCAGTTAAAACTTTGAAGTTAGGTAAAAATCTTCTCATAGCTAAAAAGATTTCACTTTGATCTTTTTGTAAAGAAAAACTAAATGATTGTACAAAAGAAGTTAAAGTTGTTGTGCTACCATCAGGATTAATTTGATCTGTTCCTATTTCATGTTCAAACAATACACTTTGACCTAATCCAGTTTCACCTACAACAGCAGGAAAAGTTCCTGTGTTAGAACTATTGTAAGCTGTTGCATATGGTTTAGGATAAGTAAAAGCATCAATCCAAGTTGTTCTAATTGAATTTGTATTTGTGCCTCCATACCAATTACCCATAGGTAATCTCATGTTATCCTCACCATAATTATAAGCAACATATCTATTATTAAAATCAGAACCAGAAGTTGGATACCACCAAGTTACTTCTGTAAATAGATTATTTATACCAGCATTTATTTGTTGACCTTTTGTAGTATCAATGTTGTCGTAAACATCATCTTCTAAAGAACAAGGTAAAGAGTTTACAGTACCATCAAAAGAGAAGAAACCATTGTTACCCATCCAATAAGCAACACCATCTATTTCAACAGCTGCATTCTGTCCAATCAAACCACAGTTTGTACCTACTTGTTCAAATCCAAATGTAAATGGTGCACCTACAAACTTCATTGTGTAAAGTGCGTTGTCAGTCCAAACTAAAATATTTTCTTTTGCAACTAATGCACCCATAATTTTTGTACCATCTTGTAATCTTTGAGATCCAGCTGTATTGGTTTGTTCAATCGTAAACTCATTTATATTTTCATCTGCAGAGAATCTTATAAACATATCATCCTGTGTAGCAGGTGATCCAATAGTTGTTTCAGTACCAAAGTGAATTAAGTGTCTTGTAGTTGGTGATATTAAAGTTGTTCTTGTTGCTGTTGGATTGTTTGTAGTTTCAAATCCAGAAGTTGTTGTTGATGCTCTAGTTGTAAGTCTAGCCGCGATCCCTGAATTCCAGGTAAATGTTTTACCATTCAATACTGTAGCTACAAGAACTTCTCCAAAATTACTTAAAGACCAAAGTCCAGGTTCTAATGTAACTGTAGATGCTTCCACTGCATTTCCCCATCCTGTAAAGTCTGTTGCATTTGTAACTGTTGTGCCAGTTGCTGTTGACGCTGGAGCTGTAGTTCCATTTGTGCTTCTAGTACATCCTGTTAAATCATTTGAAGATTTACCTGTGTATGTAACTAATTCTGAAGTAGATGCATAATCACCAGAGGAAAAATTACCAATTAAAACTGTACCTGCTGTTGGAAAAGAACTAGCATCTGTTAATGTTATTGTAGTATCGGCCGCTACAATACCACCATTTAAAGTTGTTGTTGCTGATGCAGTAACTGTACCACCATAGTTACCAATACCAAATCCATATCCATATGATTGTGCAGCTGGACCAACAGGTTCGTATGGCTTTAAAGTAATACTACCACCTGTTGCTACTGTGCCTGTTGCGTTTGAACTTTGTGTAATTGTAAAAGTTGTAGGACTTGGAACTGATATAACTTGAAAGTTTTTATCTTCAAAGTCTGCTGCTGTATAACCTGTACCACCTGGTAAAGTTACACTGTCAAATAAAACAATATCACCTACATTAATATTATGTGCTGATGAAGTTGTAATTGTGCAAGTTGCTGAACCACTTGTTGTTGCAATTGTTGCAGCAGTGATGTCGGCTTTTAAAGGTGTAACATCAAAAAGCTGTCCTTCAAAATATATAAGTAAAAATTTATCTGTACCGATTGCTACGTAACGGTTTCCATCATTGTCAACAAAAGGTAACATCTTTCTTGCTACACCAACTATTGTGTCATTAAGTAATGATTGCCAGCCACCAACTTTTTCTGGTAAGCCATATCTAAATCTTACATTATCAGAATCAACCCAACGACCTTCAGCGCCGACAGCTGTGTCTTGTTTGTCTATTCCAGGTGCGAATTTAATTTTGGTTAGAGCCATAAGTTAGCTCCTATGATGTGTAATTAGTTTTATAAGCCCAGCCTCTTGTTGCATCTACATAAACCAATGTTAAGGCTTGACCATTGTTTGATAATACTAAATTAGAAGCTGCACCATTAATAGGTGAACCATTTCTATCAAATGTTAAGTTGTTTGATGCAAAAGTTCCTCTTGTATCTATAACTGTAACTTCGTCTCCTACTGTTGGTGATGCAGGTAATGTAATAGTGATTGGGTTAGCTGTTGTATTTGCAAAAATTTGTGCACCTGCAACAGTTGTGTATGGTGAGTTAGAGTCAGTTATTGTTGCATAACCTTTTTCAAGAATTCTTGTTGTTGTGTTTGTACCATCAGAAACACAAAGTAAAGTTGCTCCTGGAGGTACAGGTTGAGATGTACCACTAGCTGTTAAAACACTTAAAGTTCTATTTGATGTTCCTCTAACTGTTTCGTCACTGATAATCCAAACTCTTTCAGCGCCTGATGGCATTGTTAAAGTTCTATCGCCAGCTAAAGTTCCAGATAGTTTTAAGTAAAAGTTTTTACCATTTGATGTTGCACCATCTGATAAAAGTAAAGTTACACTTGCACCAGCCATATCAATTTCTTGATAACCACTAGCGCTCTGTTCTAAAATTTGTAAGTTAGTATTTGTGATACTGCCCCAAAGACCAGCTTTCTCACCGGTTGCTACTATTTCTAATTTTAAATCTGATGAATATGTTGATGCCATAATTTTAACTTGGATCTATAGGTGTCCAAACCATTGTTGCTCCTGGAACTATTTCGTTCCATGTAATTATACCAACGTCATTTGTAGCCAATGTCAGCGGACTGCCATTTGGTTGTACAAGTGCCGTTCCTGTTACTGTAACATTTCCAGTCGCTAACGTCAACGGATTTGCTGTGGCTGTTGCATTTGCGTCAGCTGTAACTGTAATCGTTCCAATACCCACTGTTAATGGGTTAGCTGTAAGTGTTAAATTAGCTTTACCTGTAATACTTAAAGTACCAATACCTAAAGTTAATGGATTTGGAGTAGCATCTTCAACCAAAGAATCTGCAATAATACCTACACTACCAATTGTAATCGTTAATTGGTTAGCTGATACAGATACATTTACAGCGTTATCGGGTCCCGATGTAGCGAAAGGTAATGCTGATATTGCGTCAAATCCTAAACTCATAATAATCCTTAAAAGGAGACAGTGAGGTATGTGGTGGAGTCACTGTCTCCATCTAAAGATTATATCACTTTTTAAACCAAGCTGGTAGTCCTAAATGCGGTCTTCGATCATTTACATTCTGATCAGCATTTTTAGACTTTTGGTCGTTATAGTGTAGAAATACTTGACAACAGTCGTTGCCTTGAAACTCTTCTCTCCAATGTTCTAATTCCATGCCTCTGTAAACTAACATATCTCCAGGTTTTAGATTAACTCTAACACCTTTGTTTTGACTAGATACAGTTATCTTTTTACCATCAGGTATACCTACATTCTTTTTAGGTTCTAAATATATAGGCCATGGATCACCACCTAGATTTAATGTTGTAGATATTTCACAACTAAATCTATCTTTGTGTCTATGTAAGACATCACCTGTTTTATATATTCTTGCATAAGAATATGTTGGGTTTAATTTTAATCCTGTTTTCTTTTCCATAACAGGTAAAGTTCTCATTAACAAAGTTTCCATAGCTATATCTCCATAATGAGAATATGTATTTGGAACTTGTTTATCATTCCATGTTCCCCATTCATCTGTAAATTGAGATATATATTTATGATCAAATAAAGTTCTTGCAACTTGTCTTTTTAATAAAAAGTAATTGTAAACAAATGTTGCTATCTCTTTTGGTACAGCTTC